TGATAATAAGAAAGTAATTAGTGGAATAACAAATTTTCAAGCATTAAAAAATGCTGCAAATACAAATTTAAATCCTGGAGGAAATCAGTTTTGTATAGGGATAGCAGACCCATGTGGTAAAGAAACTGATCTTAAAAAAACTTTTACTGCATTATTCTCTGAAATGCTTGCCGAAGTTCAAAATAATGATGGCAAATTAGGAACATACCTCATTGCACCATTGAGTGGTGAATTACATGATACAGTTGCTATAGGAAGAAAATATGTCAATAAAGGTATTCTTGTTGTAAGAACTTTTGTCGCGTCTGTAAAGGGATTTATTCTTGAAAAAATAAAAGCAGGTATTAAAGATTTAATTAACATGCTATTGTATCCATCGGATACTGGTAATTCATTAACACCACTTACAAAATTCTTTAACGATATTTTGGCTAATATTGGTTGTCAGATGGCAGATCTTGGAGATCGTTTGGCTTCTTTCTTGGAAGATCTTATTTTTGGATATTTGTTTAATGTATACAAAGCAGCAGCATGTTTAGTTGATAATTTTGTTGAAGGTCTTTTAAGTAAAATACAATCTTTAATGAATGAATTACTTGAATCTGTTTTGGGTCCTCTTCAAGACCTTTTAGGTGCTGCAGCATCTGCTATTAATATTATCGGTGATGCAATTAACTATGTTTTAAATTTACTTGGTATTCAATGCAATGGTCCTGGAAAGAAATGTTCTAAAACTACTAAAGTTTGTGTTGATTGTGATTCTGATGATCGGGGTGATTTCTTAGATGATCTATTAGACAATATTACTGATGATCTATTCCCAGTTACTGGAGAAGATTGGTCTAGGTATACTTGTGATGAAGCATATGAAGGAACTACTATTAAACCAACAAAAGTAATATTTGTTGGTGGTGTTCAAAATCCCCCAGTTCCAAATTCTATTCAATATGATATCTCTGATATTAAAGTTGAAGAAGGAGATGAAGCAACTTTTGTTGTTACTAGAATTGGATATCTTGATGTATCATCAAGTGTTAAGTATACCACTAGAAACGGTAGTGCTACAGAAGGAACTGATTATTTAAAATCTAGTGGTATTTTAGGATTTGCTCCTGGAGAATCGGAAAAGAAAATTCTTGTGAGAACTCTTACCGATACGGAATCTGAGGGAGATGAGGATTTCTTTGTGACAATCAAAAAAGATTCTCCTGGAACAATTCCATCATTCGCTAAAAAAACTGTTGCTAAGTGTGTAATAACTGAAAGTACTATTAGGACACCAGGTCTACCGTCACCAGCACCAGGAGATCCCCCACCATCTCCTCCACCTGCACCTACTGAATCACCTGACACAATTATTCCTGATATTATTAACGCTAGAGATGTGAATCCTGATCCTACGGTTGATCCTACTGATACAACACCAACCTATAAAGTAGTATCTGATAGGTCTAGTGTAAAAGAAGGGCAATTTATCAAATATACTATAACTACTACAAATGTTGAAACTGGTAGAACATTATTCTATCGTCTATTTGGAACTGGAATTACCCCAAATGATATGGTAAGTAATTCATTATCCGGATCATTTACTATAGAAAATAATGAAGCAACTGTTATTGTTGGTATAAATGTAGATTCTGAACTAGAAGATGAAGAAGTACTGACATTTGGTATTGCAGGAACATCTGCTAGTACCAACGTTATTATTCTCTCTGATACTTCTGGGTTTAGTTCTGAAGAATTAGATGCCAGTGAAGATTCATCTTCTAATATAAATTCAAGAACTGATCCACCTAGAAATCCTACTGTAGATCCTGAAAAGATCATTACTGATCCTGGTGGTGGAATTATTGATATTCCTATTGATGAACCTGGAGATCCATATACAGAACTTCCAATAGTTATTATTCCAGGAGAAGGATCCCGCGCATCTGCATTGCCATTATTAGATTCTAATGGTAGAATTACTGAGTTGAGAATTACGGATCCTGGATTTGGATATAAACTTAATATTCCACAAACATCAGATAAAGAATGTATCATTGATTCTTTTACTATGTTAAGTCCTGGTAGAGAGTATACTTCTTCACCTCAAGTATACATCAATGGTGATAATACTATCGCTGATGCTGTAGTTGAAAATGGTAAAGTCATTAGTGTTAGAATTAAAAACAGGTCTATTGTTTTTGATAGATATCCTAAAGTTCTTATCATCGGCGGTGGTGGATATGGTGCTAAATTCATTCCATCATTCTCTTGTCTTGATAGAGATGTTAGAGTTACTGTTGGATCTGCCAAGATCGGGACAGGTAAATATATTGATTGTCCTTAGGAGTAATTATGGCACAAACATTTGATCAAAATCTTGGTGATCAATTGAGAGCAACTGGAGCTCCAACTCAACGATCTTATGATGGAAAAACACCTGTAGAACCATCAACTCCTGATCAGGGGCAAAATCTGGAGCCGCAAAATGATATAACAGAAGACGATCTTGTCATCCATATAAATGGTAAAAATTTCCAGGGGTTGGAGACAGGTGGAGATTTTGATCTCCGTAATAAGTTATCAGGTGAGGGACTCTCTCTAACAAAACAAGGAGATTTCTTTATTCTTACTGGTTCTGGTGGAAATGGTAAAGCATGTGGTGGTAGACTTATTGTCAATACCAAAGGCGGTCAACTAGTTAAAACTGGTCCTGTAATTCAGGAAATTACTTCAAATCCTGCTAGTCCAGTTGAAGGTGAGGGATCTGAGTCCAAAACTGAGGGAACTTCCACGGCAGGTAAAAATCCACCTCTTGCTGAATCAAAACTTTGTTATGGCGATTCTGTTACAGAAGTCCATGGACATGTGACAATTAAGGCAACTAATATAACCCTTGAAGCTGCTGATGTACTATCTTTGGTTGGTAAAGGTTCTGTTCTTGTTCAAGCAGGTCCTAATGGTGGTGGAGAACTTCGTATCAATGCTGGGCAAATTACGGAAACGTCTGATACTAGAGTCGGTGTAGTTACAGGACAAAAATCAGATGTTATTAGTGAAGAAGTGAGTCTTCAGTATGATCCTCGTGCATCAGTTAATGTTATATCACCTGGACATATGAATATTAAGGCGGCTGGAGATATTTCTATGGGTGCAGGTGGAGCAATAGAAATGATTGCTCTGGGAGCTAAACAACCTCTTGGATTAATTAAAGATCCGGTGAGTGCTATTGGTATGAAAACTGTTGCTGGTGGATTAACTCTTACGAGCGCAGCATTTACTGATATTACTGCTGTAGGAGCACTTACACAGACAGCAGCTGCTACTACCGTTACTGCTGCAGCATATTTACTTACTGCCGCTGATATAACTGCTACGGCATTGACTGGTGGGGTCAGTGTTAATGCAACTTTAGGTGATGTTGATATCACAGCAACGGCAGGTAACATTAATGTTAAAGGACTGTTGATATACCTGAATTGATAAGTTAAAGTTATCACATTCATCGGATATCCGTATCGCAAACTGGCACAAGGGGGGGTTGAAACTCCCCTTTTTCATGCTAAATTACTCTTGTAGCAAATCAGGGAAGTGCCTCAATTAATCGCACATACCACTTGACGCGCATCGCAACATGTGCTACAATCTGTACAAGCGATTGGGAGAACCCAATCCAACATCTGTGGGTAACCACTCCACAAGTAAACTAAAAGGTAATTAAACAAATGATCAAATCTGTATTTGCAGCAACCGCTGCCCTGTCCGTCTCTGCTGGTGCTGCATTCGCCGGACCCTACGTTAACGTAGAAGCAAATTCCGGTTGGACGGGATCCGATTATTCTGGAACTGCCACGGACCTTCACGTAGGTTACGAAGGCGCACTAGGTGACTCTGCATCATACTATGTCCAAGGCGGCGCTAGCGTAGTTGCTCCTGACGGTGCTGAAAGCGACACCGTTCCTTCCGGTAAGGCAGGCGTTGGTATCTCCTTGAGCGATGCTCTTGGTGCATATGGTGAAGTATCGTTCGTTGGTTCGGGTGATAGCGACGTTGATCGCGGTTATGGAACAAAATTGGGTCTGAAGTATTCCTTCTGATCTCCTGACATAACTGAGAGGACCTTCGGGTCCTCTTTTTTTATGCTTCTAAATAAACCAGGTGTGATCTAGGTTTTATGCTGTCTACAAAATACCGACTGCGAATGGAGTTTATTTGTAAATGCATTGCAAATGGAGAAGAAGTAAAATTAGATGATATGATTTGGGCAGAGAAGTTGGCAAAGAGTCATACTACTGCTCGGGATTGGTTACAGCAAGCACGAAGGCAATCTTCTCAAGAAATTGAAGAAGGTAGTACAGATGATTTTCTGAATAGGATGGGATTAGGAGATCCCGACCCATCCAAACATAAGAAGGGGTTTACAAGTGCGGATGATATGCTAGAATGGTTTCAGCAAGATAAACCTGATGACTGGCGTCAACGTGACTAATTGAGTTATACTAATATTATGAATGTAGTTCGTTTAAGAATGGTAGGCAGTGCTCTCGTTATTATTGCTTACTTTATTGTTCTTCATGTAAATGTATTGGTTGGTGTAACAGCACACTTTGTTGCAGATCTTATTTCAATACCTTACTTCATAAAGACAAAATCCTGGGATGTGGTTATAATGTTAACATTCCTACTATTCATTTCGTTATCTAAGTTACTATGAATATCTTTGTGACCTCTCCCAGTCCTTGGGAGTCTGCTGTGACTCTCCCTGATAAGCACATTGTCAAGATGCCATTAGAGACCTGTCAGATGCTTGCTATCGTATGCTCTGACAAATGGGGTCATGGGTTTGGCACTATTCCTAAAGCAGACGGTACTCCTTATGCTACTGAGAAAGGAGCATTCCGTAATCATCCATGCACTATCTGGGCAAATGAGTTTGTAACTAATTGGCAATGGTTACTTGCTCATGGTCTTGCTATGTGTGATGAATACACTGCTCGCTATGGTAAGGTTCATACCTGCCAGAAGACGCTTCTAGCAGCAAAGCACATACTTCCTACTGCAGATCCACAAGGTCGCAGTGGTAAGGACACAACGCCCTTTGCAAGAGCAATGCCTGATGAGTTTAAATATGATGATAGCATTGATACTTTCACTGCTTACAAAATGTATATTTCATCTAAACCATGGGTAAAAGATAACTACCTCCGTTTACCACATAGAAAACCCGATTGGATTTAATTATGACGACAGCCGTAATTTATAGTAATAGTAATCAAGAGTGTGAACGTATGGGAATGCTCTTAAGATCTGTTAGTACTGAGTTCCATGAATATGTACTAGGAAATCATTTTACTCAACAACAATTCCAAATGGAGTTTGGAGCTGATGCAACTTATCCTCAAGTATCCATCGGCAATAAACATATTGGTAGTATGAAAGAAACATTACATTATCTCAGTAGTATTGGTTATGATAAACATTGAAGATTTTTGTGCTAAACTAGAGGGGTTCTATGATAATTGGTATCAAGCTGCTGGTAACCCGGCAAAGTATGCACACATCAAACTTACTTGGGAACGTATAGGACATCTTGAATTTAAATCAAAGCAGTGGTATCAGTATCTGGGGGAAGAAAATCCTTACCGACAGAGATGGCATCGTATTCAAGATGATTCGGATCAAATTGTAGTTGAAAACTGGTCTCCTGACTGGAAAGATCGCAACAAATGTTGTGATATGATATTCAAACCTAATGGTATATTCTATAAAGGTGCTGTCGCCACAAATAATTGTATAATTAATGGCGGAGAACTCAAAAGTGTGGTAGAATTTAATGGTGAAATCTACAAGAGCAGGGATCAGGGATGGAAGAATAATAAAGTTATATGGGGTAGTAATGTAATTTACGAATTTCAAAAATCTGAAGGACCTATTTGTGTTTAAATGACTAAGAAAGAATATAAACAATTACTGCTAGACCATTTCACGGAGCGGTTGGATAAACTGACAGTGAAAGAACTCAAAGAACTCGCAGCGAGGTACACATGAATGATTATGTCTGTGTCACCACATGGGATCCCATTTTTGAAATGATACGCTATCATTGGGTACATAAGTCAGAAAAGGATCCTGTGCAATTCGTCAAGAATCTCAACCCAGAGCAAAAAGTACTATGAGTAGTAAGATGATGTTCTTAGTTGCCGATGGTGATAACAGATGCATCACTCATGATGGATACATTCAACTCGGTAGTTTCTGTCATGGTGTAGAGAAGCATCTAGAGTTAAATCCTGATCAAGAATGGCAGGTAACATATTGGATGCCTGATCCATTTTACATGAGATACCCACGACCAAACTATCAGCATACTATGAAGGCAAACGAAGGATCCCCCAAGACCGATAATGCCACTGATAGTAGACCAAGAGATTTCCCAGATCAAGCAACAAACAGACTAGAGAGAACATTGTAATGGCATTATCTAACTCAGTTGAAGAATCACTCAACGAAGCATCAGCACATCTACGCAATGCATTAGCATATGCTGCTAGGCAGGAGCGTCCAATTGTTTGTACACAGATTGCTAAGACACTTAGTGATATTGACAGTATTGGGTCGTTTGATAGCCTTCTGGATACACTTGATAGTAGAGTAAATGAATGAATTTAAGATTACTCCTCAAACATACATTGATATGAATAAGGAGTTTGAAGAGGATGATATTCCTTTCCGAATTGTTATTCCTACACAGGAAGCAATTGATAAACATCGCTCACAACCACCACTTCCTTATAACACACCACCAGCAGTAGATATGGTTGCTGAGATGTGGGCAGAGCACAATAGAATAGAGGAAGAACGTAAACTACAACTAGAGCTTGATCTATGAAATTTGAAAATGATAAAGGTTTCGCACTTGAAATGCAATTAGATAATATATGCAGGATATTGGGTGGCGAAGTAAGTCACTATATCTGCACTGATAGAAAGACTCAACACGAAAAAATTGTAATTACCTACAATCACAAGGAGAAATAGAGTGATTCCTCAGCAGGTTTAGCAATTTGGTAAATGCACCGTTCTCATAAAGCGGCTAAAGTGGGTTCAACTCCCACAACCTGCATTCGGGAGTATGGCGGAATCGGTAGACGCACCAGACTTAAAATCTGTTGAGCATTATGCTCGTGGGAGTTCAAGTCTCCCTACTCCTATTATTAATAATAAACTATGTCTAAGTATGATTTTGGTGGTCTTGATAGACACCCTGCTAACATTTTACGTTTAATCAGTGAGTTAGAAGGATCATCTCAACTGTGTAAATACATGGGTTTTGAAGAGGACATGAACACATTGAATGAGATGAAGAAACCCTATTACAAACTATATTTTAAAACAAAAAAAGAATATGGAGAATGAAAATGAGTTGATATCACCATAAATACGATAAGCAGAAGCAATACGATGTCGTTTCATCCATACAATTTAACATCAAAATATGTCTTTTGCACATTTCCGGTAAATTATAAAATTATCGTGAAAATGTATTTTATTGAGGGAATGCCTTTTACATATGATAAAGTAGAAAAAGAAGAACTAGAAGATGTTTGGATAAGAGCAGAGGCAGCATTAAATCCAGAGTTCACAATGGAGCAGGTAGATCAATACTCTGATTATCTTATTGCTGAAGAATTACACCCATGTTTATATCCAGTTGAAATGACTAATCCAGAGTTAATGCCAGATGACACGTTTTCATGATTTTATTGAAGGTACTTTTGACAATAAAGAACAGGCATTAAAATATCCTACTAGGTATGCTAGAATTATTATTAATCATAAGTGGATCGGTGGTGATTGGTTTGAGGGAACCCAATCTTTTCATAAAAGAGAACCCTATAGGAAATTTCTAATTCGTATTTTCCCAGAAGGGGAAAAAATTCGCGTCAAAAATTATGACCTAAAAGGTGTGTATAAAGAAGGATGTGATACGTTATTTGAATTAATCGGGAACAAATATCATGGTAGCAATACTGAGTGTACTTGCTGGGTTATTTGGAAAGGAATTAAAACTTACTTGACAAATAGCATAATTTTAGGTTATAATGACTACAAGGTCATGGATTCGGGAATTGATCCTGAGACTGGAAAAAAACTTTGGGGTTCTCAATGGGGACACTTAGAGTTTAAACGCCAAACTAGCTCAGCTGGTAGAGCAGGTCTTTTGTAAAGATCAGGTCGCAGGTTCAAGTCCTGTGTTTGGCTTTCCACTTTTGTGGAATAGGTGACACCACCGGTATTTCGGACAGGGGTTCAATTCCCCTCACCTCCATTGGGTAGATGTCCGAGTGGTTAAAGGAGGAAGACTGTAAATCTTCTGGCTCTGCCTACGTTGGTTCAAATCCAACTCTGCCCACTCCTGGGGGTGCCATGGTTTAGACGGGGTATAAGGAGTGTTACTGAAACCTGCTTGGATAAGCAAACCATAGATGCAAAAACATCTGACACCGCAGCGAATAATATCGTTGCATTCTCCCGCACTCGCGAACTCGCGACTGCCTGAATGGGAGATCGGGGTTAAACTAGCCTTGTTAACCAAGTAGTTCTGGGGGGTGAGATGCCCCTTTCTTATGTCTTTGTACTATGTCTTTTCAGTATTCCGAATTTATATACTGTGCAGATAATGCTTTAAGTGAGCATTTCTGTAAAACCTGTATTGAAAAATTTGAAGCAGACGAGCGTAAATTTGAAGGTCATATTGGTCATGGTTATATTAATAAAGAAATTAAAGATTCCACTGATTTGACAATTTCTTCCCTTTCTGATTGGAAATATGAAGATAATATATTTTGCGAAACTCTTAGTGAACATCTAAAAAACTATGTAAATAGTGGTATCATTAAAGAACGTACTGGTAAAGATGATATTGAAATTTTCCAAACTAAAATGGAAGATACTGGATATCAAATACAAAGAACTAATCCAAATTCAGGATATACTTGGCATAGTGACTTTCACATATATAAGTCTCAAATTGAAAATACTGGTGTTCGCTTGCTAACGTTTATATGGTATCTTAATGATATTGTAGAAGATGGTTACACAGAATTTATTGATGGTACAAAAATTCAACCTAAGACTGGTAGAATGATTATTTTTCCGGCATGTTGGACTTTTTATCATCGTGGATATCCACCTAAAAGCGAAACTAAGTATATTGCTACAGGATGGTTGCATTCTATAATTGAAGACTAAATTCTGGAGGTGAAATACCTCTTTAATCCCGAGTAGCTCAGTGGCAGAGCTGGTGACTGTTAATCACTCGGTCGCAGGTTCAAATCCTGCCTCGGGAGTTGTATAAATAATCTGAGATCAGATCTTAGTAACCGCAGCGGTTGAGTAATATGGCTTTGACTAGACTTGACAATCTTATTAGTAGTAAAACTGGTAAGTATTTGTATGTCTCCCCCGATGATTTCAATGCTTCGGATGAGTTGAACAACAGGGGAAATTCCCCAATTAGACCATTTAAGTCTATTCAGAGAGCATTCTTAGAAATTGCGAGGTATTCATACCTTCCTGGTCCCGATAATGATCGTTTTGACCAGTTCACGATCATGTTGATGCCTGGTAATCATTATATTGATAACCGTCCTGGCATTGTTGGAACTACAGGTATTGATGCATTTGCTTTCAATCAATCATTAAATGAGTGGGAAGATAACTCCAATCTTGACATCTCAGATCCAAATAATATTCTTTATAGATTTAATAACACCGAAGGTGGTGCAATTCTACCTAGGGGTTCATCTCTCGTAGGTTATGACCTTCGTAGAACTGTTGTACGTCCTTTATATGTTCCAGATCCTGCAGATAGATTAGAGAAGCGTTCTGCTATCTTCAATGTAACTGGTGCATGTTATTTCTGGCAATTTACCATCAAAGATGGTGATCTAGAACCTTCTTCCCCTCTCTACAATAAGAACGAAGGTGTTGGTAAGGTATATTATCAGAATGGATATTGGGATCAGTTAGCAATTCCTAACTATTCTCACCACAAACTAACTGTATTTGAATATGCAGACAAAGAAGAATTAGGTCTATACTATCAGAAGATTGCTAAGGCATTTTCTCAGTATCAACCAACAATTGACGATCCTGGTGAATTCACTGAAAGAATTCAAGAAACCAGAATTGTTGGTCCTCTATCAGACATTCGCTCTATTGAGAGCATTGAGTGTGTAGATTCCTCTCCTGCAGGAACAATTAGTGTTAATATTACCACTAAAGTAAACCATGGTTATTTCAAGAACCAGTTTGTTTCTATTGAAAACAATGGGTTGGATGATCAATTAAACGGTACTTTCCCCGTAGAAGATATTGATCTAGTAGATGGTAGAAAGTTCACCTATAAAATTCCTGGAACTGTTGCAGCTCTTGGAACTAGTATAAGTTTAGTTAGTGGAACAGTATATACGGCTCAAAGTGGATTGAGTGCAAACGCTGTAGTTAAAGCGGAAGTTGATTCTGTTGAATCCGCGTCTCCGTATGTCTTTAACTGCTCTATTCGCTCTACCTGGGGTATTTGCGGAATCTGGGCAAACGGTCTAAAGGCGACTGGATTCAAATCAATGGTTATCGCTCAGTATACGGGCGTTTCATTGCAGAAAGATGATAGAGCATTCATTCGTTATGATGAGTATTCTAACACGTTTAATCAGGCATCACTAACTGATGCATTTGCTACTGTTCCATATCACACCAAAGGTGATGCATATTGGAAGGATGACTGGAGAAACTTCCACGTTCGTGCATCAGATGACGCATTCATTCAGAACGTTTCTATCTTCGCTGTTGGTTTTGCTGATCACTTCCTGATGGAAAGTGGTGGTGATATGTCTATCACCAACTCTAACTCTAACTTCGGTAACACATCACTTCACGCTATTGGTTTCAAAGGATTTGCCTTTAATCAAGATAAGGGTGGTTACATCACGGATATTGTTCCTCCAAAAACTATCCCTGAGACACAAGGAAATACCAAGAAGAATGCTTATTACACCATTGATGTAAAAGCATCTAATGATCCTAATAATCACAGTAAAATTTACTTTGGTGATGATGAAGCATATGATCCTGCTAAGAGACCTGCAGCATCAATTGATGGATTTAGAATTGGTGCAAGAAGTAATGAAAAATTATATGTAAAATTAACTCCAAGAAGTGCTGGTGCTAGTAACATCTTTGATGCTACGTTATCACCAAATGGATTTAGAAAATTTACTGCAACTGCATCTATCCTTAATCCTAGTAGTCTTGTACTTAATAATAAGGATCTTGATGCAGCAGATAGAATTGAAGAAAATAAGAGTTTCATTGCTGCTGAAGCATATGGATATATTACTGGAAAGTATCCAAGTCTCGTAGTTAAATCTGGTATTAGTATTGAGAAGTGTCGTCGCGATATCGGATATCTAATTGATGCTACGGTACAAGATCTCCGTCTTGGTGGTAATATTAATACCATTCAGGCAGCAGAGTCTTATTATGTTGGAAATAATCTTTCTTATATCACCGGAGAACTATCAGAAACTTTAGAGGGATATAACTACGCAAGAGATTTAGCAATTGCAGCAATGCGTAATTTCGCATATCTGCGTCAAGGTGCTTCTACTACAGCAGCATCTTCTATTGTAGACATTGGTGATACTTCTGGTATTTCTCAGGGTATGATCGTTGCAGATTACGATCCTTCTGAGTTTACTGATGGTAAGTTAAATGCTGGAGCTTCACGTCCTAATGCTCCTGCCATCCCAGATAATACCTATGTTAAGCGTGTTATTGATGCAACTACAATTGAGTTGGGTCAAAAAGCAGTATATAGTGAGAAGAAACTAGTATCTGATCGTTATGGAGACGCAAAAGATTTAATCCTTCTCAATAAAGCATTCATTGCTGCTGAAGCATATGATCGCATGGTCCTTGACTTCCCTGGATTTGTTACTCCTACGGGTAATCCACAGGATTGTAAGGATGATATTATTGATGTAATTGAAGCAGTTGCAGAAAATACCGCCTTTGGTGGTAATGCTGTTACTTATGATGCAGCATACTTATATGAAACCGGTGCTCATGTTGCTGGTGAAGAAGATGAGACTATCAAAGCATTCACATATGCTAGAGATATGTGTATCCAAGTCATGCGTAATGAAGATGTATTCATCTTCGGATCTCATGGTTTAGCACAACAGAAAGATACCACTATTACATATGAAGCACCTGAACTAGTAAAAGATCGTTATGGTGATGCTCGTAATCTAATTCTTGCTAACAAAGAACTTATTGCTGAAGAAGCAGTAGCAAGAATGATGAATGTGTACCCTGCCCATACGTATGGTTCTGGTTATACTTCTGCCGATTGTGTTGATGATGTTAGAGACCTGCTAGAAGCAGTCGCTGATAACTTAGCATATGGTGGTAACGATAAGACATGGGACGCAGCATACTCTTATGTTAAAGGTGCTCACGTAGTAGGTGAAGAGGCAGAGACAAATCATGCATTTGAGCAAGCAAAAGAAATGGCTGCTCAGGTAATGAGAAACCAA